CTTCACGGTAATCTGATCGCAACTGTAACAGATACCGACATGACAATCTTCGACGGAGGTTGGCAATCAAACACCACTAAATCTCGACTGAATGCACTTTGTCAAGAATTTTGTATCTCTGGTGAAGGAGTTTTCCAATCAAACTTCCTCTGGTATGTAAGAAAGTTCGTTGGTAAGATCAATGGACAAAATGTCTTCAAAACCGAAGATTTCGTTTCAGGTTATCTCTTCGCTTGATATGATTCGGACCTTATCTAAATCTCGTTCTAAATCCAATCTTATCACAATTCACATGAAGTTTATTCTCTTGGTTATCATCGGAGCACTCTTGTGGAATAGTAATGAAGCAAGACAATTCACCTCTGATTCACTACAATCAATGAGTGACTTTATTGAACCAAACCAACAACGTCAAATCAAACTTTCCTTCTAAATTATGACACAAACTAAAGACAACATTATCGATCGTGATCAACTCCAAGATCGTTACATTAACGAAATCATTGATGGAATGGATCACAAATCCATGTATCAATATGTCTACGATAACCTCGCAGATCATCTTGATAAGTATAGTGTCGATGAACTAATTACAGAGGTTGAAGACTGTTACCCTGATCTCCTAGATGATACTGATGAAGACGATTTACCTGAACCAGATGAATCAACGGGATGGAATTAACCCTTAGAAAAGTAGAATAAATAACATGTTTTTTCTATTAAAAAATGTATTAAAAAACATATATGTGTGTTTTATTGTTTTCCACAAGGGTGTGGAATAAGTGAAAGAAAATGTGGATAAACCCTGATAATATGTGTTGTTATGTGTTAGAAACCTGTGGATAAATGTCTCATCTTATTGTTATCTAAGCCCGCAGTCTATCAGTCCTTCGAGAACATGTCAACCCCCCAAGTCTGTCAAATCAGTATCACTAATCTGTCATAATGTTTCAGACCCTCATTCACACAAACCTTGACGAACTTACAGTCCTATGTTACACTAACTCTATGACAGTTATTGTTACTCACCTCGGAAGTGCCCCATAGATGTAAGACACAACCACCTGAATGAACAGTTTCACTAACCTTGTGAATATCATCGAAGATCTTGAGAACAACGGTGTCACCCCTAAGTTAACCAAACTCCCCACCCGTAAAGTGAGAGGAACTGGTTGGGTGAAGGGTAATGGTCCGACACCAAATGTTGGTCTTCATTGTGTTAACACCAAAGCAGGTTATAACACTCATTCCAACAAATGTGGTAAGGTTGGATAACACTCTCTAAGGGGTCTGTAAGGGTCTACAACCCCTCTCAAAGTATTCATAGGTAAGACACACTAACTCGTACCGACCTGAGTATCTCTTCAGTCGTTAAACTGCTCGGTGTGTGTTACAACAACTGACGGAGGGGAGTGGTGTCCTCTCCGTTTTTTATTGCAGTGAATAATGTTACTCACCTGGAAAGTGCCCTATAGGTGAGAGACACTTAACTCAGACAACTTTGATTCACTCCGAAGCATTCACCCAAGCACTCTACAATCTCATCGATCTGAAAATCATCGACTTAGATGAGTATCAGGGTCTGCTGGACAACTTCACTACCACGGAAGAATTGGACGCTTATCTAACAGCGAGAGAGGACATCACTATTTGACAATCAGTGAGATATGTGGTATGATGATGTTGTGAATCGACACGTTATTTCGTTGGTTCGTTGATATCGTCGGGTCCGCGTAGCCCCCCCCCGTTATAAAAAAGGGTAAGTCCCTAACCTACAAAAGTATATTCCCGCGAGTGTTTTATATTGAAATAAAAATTTTCCCTGGGAAAAACTGAAATCTATGCCCGACGTTGATATATAAAAACGACCCCCCAAAAAGGAGTTCATGAAAAATTTTTCCCCAGATAATTATTACCACATATACCTTCGTGATAAGTGTGTGGTATCGTGTATAAGTGAAGAAGGATTCAATGAGACATGGACAACATTAAAGGCCATGGTAGGGTTAATGAAGACCGAGTATGAGGAAGATGATCTTTCATATGAAATGGTGAGTAAACCGACCATGGATCTTGAAGAATCATCATATTGACAGACTACATAACACAGACTATAATTGAATTGAGTTACACAGACTTATGGCTAAAGGATTTACAGTAAAGGCATCAAAGCCCAAAGGTGGAGGAAAGAAGACAAATCAACCTGAATGGGACTATGATGCCATCAAGGCTCGTATGCGTGGTAAGACGGTTGTATTTTGTCTACCAGGACGTGGATGTTCATATACGTTTATGAAGAACTTCGTTCAGTTGTGCTTTGATATGGTACAGAACGGAATGAGTATTCAGATTAGTCAAGACTATTCGTCTATGGTTAATTTTGCACGTTGTAAGTGTTTGGGTGCTAACGTACTTCGTGGACCTGATCAGATTCCTTGGGATGGTAAGTTGAACTATGACTATCAGTTGTGGATTGATAGTGACATTGTATTTGACACGAATAAGTTTTGGCAATTGTGTGATGTAGCACTACCTGCATCAGCAATTGATGAAGATGGTAATGAGATTATCGGAGAAGACCATCCGATCGCTGCTGGTTGGTATTCCACAGAAGACGGGAGGACTACCTCAGTTGCACATTGGTTGGAAGAAGATGACTTCCGTAACAATGGTGGTGTGATGAATCATGAGATGGTTGATGGTATTCAGAAACGTAAGAAGCCTTTCACTGTAGACTACACAGGTTTCGGATGGGTGATGATTCGTAAGGGTGTGTTTGAGAATAAGGAGATGAAGTATCCATGGTTTGCACCGAAGATGCAGGTGTTTGAATCAGGAGCCGTTCAAGATATGTGTGGAGAGGACGTTTCGTTCTGTCTGGATGCCATTGAGGCTGGTTATGAGATTTGGTGTGACCCTCGTATTCGTGTGGGTCATGAAAAAACCCGCGTGATTTGAGGAGGTAAAGGTTTATGGCAAAAGTCAAGAAGAGTCTTTTAGGGACCACGTTTATCGAAGCGATTCCTAAAAAAACCCGACAAGGGTCGGGTCAACATACCAAGTATGCAGCCACCAGTCGTAACAATAAGAAAAAGAGATATCGTGGTCAAGGACGATAATATGAATCAGACCCTTCGGGGTCTTTTTAATGCATAGATATATTAACTGAGGATTCACATATGGCATGTCTCATTGCTAATCTACCTTCAACAGAAGTCTGGGTTAGAAAAGAATATTTGACCGATCATCAATTTGGTCATGGGGAGTTCGTAAAGGGTGTCTGGGTGTCTTGTAAGTCCATCCCAGGACGTGCATTTTACTTTGAGACATATCTCCCCGAATATGCCGCAATGTATGATAAACTCCCGATCAGTGCCTTTGTATCAGAACCAGAGACACCAACTCCTGATATGAATCTACCAAACCTACAGTTCTGGAATTGTATGGACTATGGTGTGGTGACTGTTCAGAAACAGTTTATTGGAAGTATGGATTATGAACTCTATACAAGAGATCATGGTATCATGAAGGGAACATATATCTGTACCTTAGATAACTATCATCAAGATCCTGATACTATTGATTATGCAACATCAGAGAATCCAGCAGAACATAAGTCACATAATCTCATTGAACTAGAGAATGGACAGTATGCATTGTATCCAAATAACAGAATGCGTATCTTTGATAACAGTTTGACACCTGAGGATCCAAAGATGCCAGACTTCAAGGTATCAACTCAATATTATTCTGTTGAGAATGGATTTGAACGTCTTGGTATGGGAAGAGAGGATGAATACTTCTGGAAGACAGCTAAAGAACGTCAGGAAGAAGATACGGTTGATATGTATCATTCACAAGATGGACGTTATGCTGATCCATAGATAGTAATTATATTTCAAGTACAATGGAAGACAATCTGCTTAGAGAAATCAATAACGATAATCAAGTTCCAAAGAATAAAAGAACTGTGAATGAGGATGGTTTGTTTGAGTCTGAAGAAGACTGCAGTCATCCAGATCATGTATGTAAGTGTGGACAACAAACTCTGTCAGAACACACCTAAATAAAGCAGATTTATAGTATCTAAAAAGGTGCCAGCTCAAAGAATTAGCAAAGTTTTTAAAGATGTGAGTGCATCATTTCAGATTAATCCTCTGAACTATGACTTGATTGCACTTCATAATGAGAATGCTATTGCTAGATCTATTCGTAATCTTGTGTTGACAGTTCCTGGTGAAAGACCATTTAATCCAGCATTAGGGTCTGAAGTTTATAGATTACTGTTTGAGAATTTTGATTTACAAACTGCTTTTGCAATTCAAACTCAAATTAAAAATACAATTAATAACTTTGAACCAAGAGTTAAACTTGAATCTGTTAATGTAACACCCGATGAGGACACTCATGAGTTCAACGTGACAATTACATATAATATCGTTGGTATTGAAGCAGCCACACAACAACTCCAGTTCGCATTAGAACCCACTAGGTAAGATGCCTTTAGTAAATTTCAGCAATGTCGATTTTGATGAGATCAAACAGTCCATCAAAGACTACCTCAGAGCTAATTCTAATTTTACGGATTATGATTTTGAGGGATCAAACTTATCGACTATCATAGACACGTTAGCATATAACACATATATTTCTTCATACAATGCCAATATGGTATCGAATGAAGTGTTTCTTGATAGTGCGACATTAAGAGAGAATGTCGTATCAATTGCAAGAAATATTGGTTATCTTCCTAGGTCAAGGAAATCATCAAAAGCCAGTGTGAGTTTTTCAGTTAATGCATCGGATTCTAATGTGGTTTCGATGACACTCAAAGCTGGTCCTGTTGTATTGAGTGGTTCAAACTTTAATAGACAGTCATTTACCTTTTGTATCATGGAGGATATTACTGCTGTAGTTGATTCAGATGGTATAGCTACATTTGACAATGTCTATGTGTGTGAAGGTTCATATTTAAATTCAACATTCACTGTAGATTCATCTCTCCCAAATCAGAGATTTATATTACCAAATAGTGGAATCGATACCAGTAATCTTAATGTAATCGTAAGAAAGTCTGCTGGAAATAGTGTTACAAGAAAATATACAAGATATGACAATTTAGCTGGTGTTGATGGAGATACACCTCTTTATTTCTTAAGAGAGTCTGAAGGAGAGACATATGAATTATTGTTTGGTGATGGTCTCTTTGGTAAACAATTAGAGGATGCAAACCAAGTTGAAGTTAATTACTTGTCTTGTAGTGGATCAGTATCAAATGGTGTTTCCAATTTTACATATATCGGAACACTTCAAGATCAAAATGGTGCCTCTGTTACTTCTGGAATCTCTGGTGTAACAGTTAATCAAATTTCAAGTGGCGGAGCGGAGATTGAAAGTGTTGAATCAATTAAGAAATATGCACCCAACATCTATGCATCTCAAAATAGAGCTGTAACATCGACTGACTTTGAATCACTCATTCCAAGAATTTATCCAGAAACCGAATCGGTATCAGCATTTGGTGGAGAAGAATCCGATCCACCACAATATGGAAAGGTCTTTATTAGTATCAAACCCTATAATGGAGTATTCATATCTGAAGAAATAAAGAGAGACATTCAACTTGAACTTAGAAAATATTCTGTAGCTGGTATTGTATCAGAAATCATTGATCTGAAGTATTTGTATATTGAAGTTGATACTAATGTTTACTACAATTCCAATCAAACACCAGGTTCATCACAAGTAACAACCGCGGTGACTAATAATATCATAAACTACGCTAATTCTACTCAGTTAAATAAGTTTGGGGCTAGATTTAAGTATAGTAAATTCATTAAAGTGATTGATGATAGTAATGAATTCATTACTTCAAATATTACTATAATTCATATGAGAAGAGATTTATCACCCCTTCAAAATCAATTTGTAGAATATAATATTGGATTTGGAAACGAAATTCATATTAAGAATCAAATTGGTTTTAATATTAAAACTTCTGGTTTTATCGTAAGTGGTATCAGTGGAACTGTTTACATGGGTGATTCACCAAATGCAGATTTGAGAACAGGAACAATTTTCTTGTTTAGATTAAACTCACCAACTGAACCAGTTATTGTGAAGAGAAATATTGGAACTATTGATTATAAGAAAGGACTCATTAGTTTGAATCCATTGAATGTGTTGTCAACAGAAGTTGTTCGTGGCACTCCTCTCATTGAAATTTCAGCTTGTCCTCATTCAAACGATGTAATCGGTCTTCAAGACCTCTACTTACAACTGGACACTTCCAAGGTGAATGTAACTCCTATTCCTGATTCAATATCTTCGGGAAGTGACACATCAGGTGGAACTTATACCGTATCTTCAAGTTTCTCAAATGGAAGTTTGGTTCGTGGTGAAGGAGGTCATTCATCAACAGGAACAACTACAACCAATCAAACTGTTTCTAGGTTGACTACATCCAGTGTTTCTACAACTACATCTACGACTACAAGTTCTGGTTCATCAGGTTCATCCTACTAAGATTGTAAAATAATGACAATAGAT